CACAAGGTTGTACATCGGAATCTCCAAGTCTGTATTGCCACCGAACTGTCCCTCCTTGCCAACGTAGCGGACGGTCTTCACGAGCACGGTCGTGTCGGCCTTGGCAATCTGATTCCACTCCAGCTCCGTGAGGTAGATGAAATTGCCCTCGAGATAGGGATTAGGGAAGAACGTCGTCAACAGCGGGTTGCTCTCCGTCCCGTCAGTCTTCGGCGGGCTGAGGAAGCGCTGAAGGGGGTAGTTGGTCGGCTTCACGCGCTGTCCGTAGGTCGAACTGGTCGGGTCCACGTCAATCACCGTATACAGGTCATTGACATTCCGAAGCGTGACGTTGATGTAGACCTCGGAATTCTGAAGCGCCGCCAGGGGAAGCGCAAGACCCGGGTTCTCTGCAAACCAGAAGTGGAGCGGAATCACGAGCTGGCGACTGCGAATGCTCGGCTCAGGAATCGTCGTCATCGGCGCCACCAACGGGGTCGTGACGGGGGTAATCGCGTGTGGATACTGGTTGGTCCGGTCATACGCATTCGCGGGGTCGGTGAGCTCGGGGACATTCCCGACCATCTGGTCGACAATCTGGCGCTTGTTCCGGTCATGGGTCATGTAGGAATACATCTTGAGCCACTCGCCCCGAAGCGTCTGGATGGACTGCCCATTGAGGGTGATGTCCACGCGGTCAATGAGGTTGTATCCGATGTTCTCAATCCACTGAAATTCATAGCCAATCGCGTTCGGCTCCGTCTCGGTTTGGATTCCTGCACCGTAGCCAGGGGGAAGGGTTGGTGTGGCCGACCCGAGGTACTTCAGAGGAGACCAGATGTCCGGAAGGGTGAGAATCAGGTAGGTGTCGTGCAGGAGCTGCGCATAGCGGTCAACCCGACACGAGAGCGTGCGTGTCCCTGTGGACGAGAACTCCAGGTTCGACGCCGTAAAGCTCATCCGAATGGACTCCATGGCAAAATTGGTATGGCGACGGTAGACGGCTCGGAAATGAGTCATGGAGGGACTCCCGTTGACCAACTCATTCTGAGCTCCGACGGCGACCAATTGAAGCAAGCCGCCCGGCATTTGTATCTACGCAGACGGAATCTTTAACTTTCTTCTTCGACGAGATAGACGAATCGTAAGAACAGGAAGAGGCTTGCAAGTTGGAACCCACGGATACTTACCCAACGTGCGATGGAATCGTCCATGCTCACTGCTGAGAAACAGTTGCGCGGACGCCAATCGGGCGAAGGGCCTGGCGCGAGACGACATCCTTCGTGTTCACGACCTGAAACGTACCCGGAGCCCCCGTCGCCAGAGAGCAGTTACTCGTGCACGAGGAGACATACGTCGCACCTCCCGGAGCCCCACCCCACGCGCTCACAACTGTGGGGACCTGCGCCCGCTGCCGGGTCTGGGCGTTGTTGGCCATCGCACTCAGGAAGACAGCGTTCGTCTTATCCTTCTGCTCGGGGGGTGTCGAATAGAATGTCGCAGCGATAATGCGACGCTTGTAGCGCGTCAGATAGTCCTGAGCGGAGTTGACCTGCATTGTCTTACGCGAAGAGATTTATACGTGGGTGGCCCTGTAGTTTCAAATGAGGGTCGTTCTCGTCAGCACGCACATTGACCAGACCACTGGATACTCCAAGGTCTCGCACAACCTTCTCAAGCAGGCCTCGACCCTCGCCCCTCGCGTGAAGCTCTTTCACTATGGCTTCCAGCGCCATCCCAATGCCCCAGGCCATCGCAAGCCGCCGCCGAGTGTCAATCTCTATGATGCGGCTGCGAATGAGGACCCCAAGGAGGAGGGCTTTGGGTTCAACAAGGTCTACGACTATCTTGAGATGGTCGGTCCGGATGTCGTCATGATTTACAATGACCCCCTCATCATCTACAAGTTTTTGGAGGCGATGAAGCACGACCGCAAGACCTCGACCTACAAGCTCTGGATTTACGTGGACCAGGTCTACGATGGAATCGCTGCCCCTCTCATGAAGTCCATTCACGACCACGCGGACCGTGTCTATTGCTTCACGGAGGTCTGGAAGCGGAAGTTCCTCGCGTACGGCGACTTCCCGGATGTCCGCGTCTTGGAGCATGCGGCGGATAGCACGACGTTCACGCCCCTCGCAGAGGATGCCCGACTTGCGCTCCGCAAGAATCTCGGGATTCCTGCCTCGGCGCCTGTCTTCCTGAACGTGAACCGGAACAGCCAGCGCAAGCGCCTCGACCTCACGCTCGGAGGGTTCGCACGGATTCTGAAGACCACGCCCGCCGCCTACCTCATTCTGGCGACGAATCTCAATCCTCAGGCCGGCGCGTACTACGATATTCCGGCCATCTTCCAGCGCGAGGCGGCCCAGGCCGGACTTGACCAGTCTGCGCTTGCACGACTCGTTCTCATCGATACGTCGCCGCCGAACGTCGTGGGAGACGATGGAATCAACCAGCTCTACAATGTCGCGGACATCGGCATCAACACCTCTGACGGCGAGGGCTTCGGGCTCTGCCAGCTGGAGCACATGCTCACGGGTGCGCCGCAGGTCGTGACGGATGTTGGAAGCTTCCGGACGTTCCTCGACGAGTCCACCGCCGTGTTCATTCCTCCGGGCGATGATGCGTACTTTGCGGGGTCCATGCCGCTCGGGGGCTGGGCTCCGACGTTCACCTACGAGTCTGTTGCAACGGCGATGAAGACGGCCATTGAGCGTCTCCCCGAGCTTCGCAAGACTGTCAAGGCCTATCCCTTCAAGTCCTGGACGACGGTCTGCGATGGATGGCTGGAGGACCTTCTGAGTGCCTAAGGCAACATCCACTCAATCGTCGACGCACTTGTCTTCGTCCCCACCCGCAGCAACCGCTCGTTGTCCTCAAAGGCCGGGCCGTCATACATGTCCTTGGTCTGGGGGTCGTAGAGGAAGACCATTCCCTTCACAGACACCTTTTGCAGGGTCCGCTTGCGCTTCGTGAGATTGCGCAAGTAGGACGCATCTGTATCGTCCGTCTTCAGACTCGGTTTGTACGCAAGGTCCTCTCCCGTTGCCGTACTATCAAACCGCATACACGAGAGCACCGGAGTCTCCCGACTATGGAGTTTCCGGTGAATCTCGCAGTCCACGGCTGCAGACTTCAAGAGAGACGAGATGCGCTTGGTTGTCACGTCCTTCTCATACGAAATCTCATAGAGATACTCGTCGGTCGTCATGAAGACATCTTGGGGGTCTCCCTCATACCGCTTCGTCATCAAGTCGGACCGGCGCACGAGAACGACGTTGTTCGACCCCTCCGTAGACTTCGCCTGCTCCTCGGTGAAGACAGAGACATAGAAGCTCACCTTGACGGTGCGCTGGTCTTGGGGCAAACTCGCGTGTGAGCAGATACGAACTGCACGTCCAATGACCTGGTCGTGGCGCGCGGGATTCCAGTGCGGCTCCATGATGTGGACGCGGCGCACGTTCAGGAGTGTAATGCCCTCGGCACCTGCGGACGAGGCCATGAACACGCAGAGAATCTTCCTCCCGCGGGACTCTACCGAGGCCTTGAGACTGGGCGGAAGCTTGTCGAGGCTGCCGTTGAAGACGTGACGAATGAGCTCACGCTTCTCGGCGTCATCCCCGGCCTTGGCGCCGATGTAGAAGGCATACGCCGGCTTCTCCGAACTCATGCTGGGGTCCTCCACCCACTGGTTGGCCTCTCGCACGAGCTTGTATTCCTGCCAGCCGTTGGCATCCAGAATGGCGCTGAACACGCCAAGACCTTCGAGCTCGCGGTACTGCGAATACACGAACTGATTGGCCCAGACCTCACCTTTGCCCATGGAGGCCTTGATGTTGGTGAGCATCCGGAGCATCTTGGGACTGAAGGTCTCGAGGGCTGTCTCGGAGAGATAGCGTTTGGGGTCCGCACGAAGGGCGTCCAAGATGGTCGTCTTCTCAGGGACACTGTCTTCCGTGGCGGCGTCTTCGTTGGTCTGACGCTTGTCCGGCGGAATGGCGTAGTTGCACGCCAGTCGCGAGTTCACACGGAAGGTCTTCATCTCCTTGTCGTCGGTGCCCATCGTCGCCCGACGCTTGTTCTGCTGGATTTCCTTGAAGCGGACTTCCAGGTAGTGGTTGAACTGCTCGGGGGACATCGGGACCTTCTCCAGCATTTGGTCCGACTCAATGACCTTCGGAAGCATGCGCTCATCCGCCCCCTTGAAGTACGAGACCAAGCCCTGAATCCGGCGCTGAAAGAGATTGGCGTTCTTAATCTGAAGTCCGTCGAGGAACATTGACGCGAACTCCTCGTACTTCGTGGGCAGGCATTCGAGCGCCTCCACCGTAATCCGGTCGACTGCAAGCTCGGCGCCTCCAACCTCTGTCTCAAACGTGGACTTCCACGAGGACACCCAGTCCTGGGGACTCGCGATGTAGCCCATCTCTTTGACATACTGCACGGCCGTCCGGTCGCCCTTCTCCGAATAGATGCTCCGAAACTGCGGAGGATTGCGGGTCACCATCACGACCTTCTTGAGTGTGTTGAACTCCACGGTGTCCATATCCGGGACATTCCGAAGGACACTGGTCATCTTCTCCTCGTCCCACGTGGGACTGGACTTGAAGGGGATGGCGATGCGCTGAAGGGGTCCGCGGAGGAGGTTCATGAGGAAGGCAACTTCATTCGCACGGTTAATGACGGGCGTTCCGGAGAGGGCGACCACTTTGCAGTCAATGGCGTTGTAGAGGCGTTCGTAGAGCTTGCCGCCGAGCTCGGACTCGTTGATGACGCGTGAGATGAAGTTATGGACCTCATCAATGACGACCACGCTACCCGAATACGGGTTCGAACCATCCTCAGGAACATACTTTGCGATATTCGCAGAGGACAATCCATTGTAGCGGATGAAGGTGAACCGCTGCTTGAGCACGTGAGCGAACTGCGCCTGAATGAGGTCCTGGGCGGTCTTGGGGAGCTTGGTAAAGTTCGGCTCCTCGCCGGGGACGGTAGTGAAAAACGCTCCTTTCTCGTTGACGAACTCCTCGGTGATGCCAAGGCGCTTGGCCACCTCAACCGACTCGGCATTCGGAGCCTGCTGGCGCCAGTGGTGGTCATAGAGATAGAGGGGCGCCCCGCAGGTCTGAAGCTCCTCCACGTAGTTCGCCTCGAGTGAGGCCGGTAACATGACGAAGACCTTCTTCGTGGTCAGCAACGACTCTGCGACGGCAATGGACGAACAGGTCTTGCCGGACCCGAGGCCATGGTAGAGGAGGAGCCCGCGGTAGGGGGTCTCTGCAGACAGGTAGTCCCGCACAATCTTCTGGTGGGGGAGGAGCTCGCGGGTCCCACTGTCGCGTTTCAGGCAGAGGTCGACGTCCTTGTCCTCTTGGGTCTGTGGAGGTGTGGGGTATTTCAAAAAGAGACGCGCCACTGCGTCCGCGAACGCCTTGCGGTTCGGCAGGATGTACGGTCGCGCCATTGTTTTTCGTGAGGATTTGATAATGGGGCGGAAATCCTATCGCACGACGATGGTCGCCATCTATCTCTTTCTCATGGCAGGGTTCCTGTACCTCAAGCCCAGCATTGCCTTTGGGCAGGAGGGACGGATTCGTCCCTTTGGAACTCAGGACCGTGAAGCCACTGTGTTCCCGCTCTGGTGGTGGGTCTTCATCCTGGCCGTCGTCTCGTACATGTTGACCGTTTACTATTATCGCTTCCGCATCTAATCTGTCTCAAACACCTCGAGAATGCTCTTGAGATAGGAGAGCATCGCACGCCGCTCCACATGATGGGGGCGAATCAGGACGTCCGCGTCCGCCATCGTCTTCCACGCAATTCCGGAGATTTCTCTCCGTTGCATGGGCGTGAACTTCTGCGTGAGGTTGACGAGTTCAGGGTGAACCAGAAGCGCGACGTAGTAGATGTGCTTGTACCGAACGCCATTGAGGCCCGTGAAGGTCTCCTCGAGGACGATGTTGTTCAGGAGGATGTAGGCATCGCGAGGGATGTTCGTCTCTTCGGTGAACTCGCGGACGGCACAGGCGAGGTCGGTCTCTCCGCGCATCCGGCGCCCCTTGGGGAAGCCCCATTCAGGTTCCGTGTACTCGGAGAGGTTGTCCTTCATCAGCGCCATGCGGTCCAGCGAGTAGAACCGCTCCTTGGACGTCGGGAAGTCCGAGGACGACCGGTCATCGCCCCACAGGTTCTTCCACAGGGTCTCAAACGACTCGGTGGCAATGGCCACCTGCTCCTTGAGGGTCATGTTCTTGACCAGTGTGCTGACGTAGGGGATGTTCGTGGGGTCATACTTCCCGCGCAGGAACTCGGCGAAGCTCATGCTGTCCTTCCTGCGAATCATCAGCACATGAATCTGAGACGGGTCCACGGGGAGCCGTGACCGATCGATGAGCAGAAGTCCACACGACAGAACCGGGTCCTTGCACATCCGAAACAGGTGACCACGCCCCCCACAGTTGTTACAAAACATCTGCTGGTGGTGTGGAGGTGAAAGAAAGGTCCGTTTTTCCATTGCCTTGGAAGCGGAGACACAAGAAAGTTCCTTGCTTAACACAAATGTGGCCGTTTTCGTCAACGCCCTCTCAACCGTCAGCAGCCCCGACGAGCAGTATCCCGTCGTTGGCGTCGTCCGCTCCGAAGCCCGCGACCTCCTGGCTGACGACCTCTGTGAAGACGGTGCTTGTTCTGCTCGCTGGAGCGGCAACCCTCCTCGTCGGGATTCTCATCTACAACGCGATGCGCAAGAGTCGTGGCTTGTCCACGGTCAGCCTGACGGGCGATTCGTCGACGTCGGGAGACCAGGTCCCTGCGCCTGTCTCCGGAAAAGCGAAGACAACGATTCCGGCGGCCAATGCCCCCATTGGAGCCAATGGAACCTTCGGGATGCAGTTCTGGATGTACATTGCAGACTGGGACTTTAACTTCTCCAAGGAGAAGACGGTCGTCAAGCGCCTGGCGACTGGAACTGCGACGGACGTCAGCCCGTTCATCACGCTCCACCCCACGGACAATAGCCTCCAGGTGAAGATTGCTATCTATCCGACCACCACGGGGGCGGGAACGACCTCCAGCACCGGAGACTCGTTCACCTGTACGGTGGAGAACGTGCCCCTCCAGCGGTGGTTTGCGGTGTCCGTCACGGTCTTCCAGCGCAACGTCGACATCTACATTGATGGTCGCCTCGTCAAGTCCTGCGTGCTTCCGGGGGTTCCCAAGCCGGTCCTGGGCGATATTCAGGTTGGCGATGACACGAACGGCTTCTCGGGCTCTGTCTGCAACCTCAAGACGTATTCCGCGATGCTTGGACCGACGGATGCACGGGCGTATGCGGCCGCCGGCACGAGCTGCCAGGCCCCCGTTGCAAAAACCTCGGCTCCTGTGGACTCGGCCGTCTCCTCGCTCTTCGGCTATACCTTCCGGTTTAGCACGCTCGATAAAGCTGGAAAGGAATTACGCACGTATACCCTCTAAACAAGTATGCGGATTCTCCTCAAGTGCCCTACGCGGAGCCGTCCCGCCCGCGTTCTCAAGACCCTCAGCACCTATGTTCGCCTTGCCGCACGTCCGGACCTCCTGGGTGTGGCCGTCACGTGCGACAGTGATGACCCGTCCATGGCCAATGCCGAAGACCTCAAGCGCGCCCTGGGTCCCTGTGCGTGGTCTCGAGTGTTCTACGGACGCAATGCGAACAAGATTGCGGCGTGCAATGCCAACATGGCCGAGGTGGACTGGGACTGGGATATCGTGGTGCTCGTCTCCGATGATATGATGCCCCAGATTCGCGGCTACGATGACATCCTTCGCACCCACATGGTGAGTCGGTTCCCTGACCGGAACGGGATTCTCTGGTTCGACGATGGGTGCCAGGGGAACAACCTGAATACGCTCTGCATTTTCGGCCGGACGTTCTATGACCAGCGCGGAGTCATCTACGACCCCGCCTACAAGAGTCTCTTCTGTGACACCGAGCTCACCGACCACTGTCGCATGCAGTACGCGGACCGGTGCCTCTACGTTCCCTATTGCATCATCCGCCACGAGCACCCCGGAGCTGGCTACTCGCAGTATATGGACGCTCTCTACGACCGCAATCAGAAGTATTGGAACGAAGACATGTACACGTATATTTCGCGCAAGGCCTATGCCTACGACTGGTCGGTTCTCATTCCCACGATTCCGGGACGGGAAGCCTCCCTCCAATCGCTCTTGGCCTCTCTCCGCGAGACGCTCGCACGGGTTGCCCCTCACCTTCGCGTGGAGTATTGCATCGCCTTTGACAACCGTGAGAAGAGCATCGGCCGCAAGCGGCAGGACCTTCTTCAGGGCGCCAAGGGCAAGTATATGGCCTTCATTGATGACGATGACGCGATTACGGATGCGTACATTGAGGACCTGCGGGACACCATCTCGGGGTCCTTCCACGTCATGCGGCTGCGGGGACAGATTCAGCAGTTTACCTTCACACACAGTCTGGAGAACACGCTCTCAGGCATGATGGCGTCCGGTGAGGTGTTCCTGCGTCCGCCCAATCATCTCAACCCGATGCTGACCGATGTTGCGAAGCTTGTCCCCTTCGGCGATGCGGTGCGTGGGGAAGACCTGGACTGGACCATTCGACTGGCCAAGCGCGGATTCCTCGAGCGTGAGTTCCGGTCCGACCCGAGCCGGATTCATTACATCTACCAGATGGGGGAACGCAAGGTCGACCCTGCGAGTCTTGAGTTTCAGAAGAAGACCTCGTACGATATGATGCTTCGAATGGTGTGGACCCCCGCAGGGCCTCGTCTTCCCGAGGATGTCCCGGCGTCTGCGCCAGCGCAAGGCTCTCGGATTCCTGTGCTTCGCCTCACGTCGCGGGGTTTTGTTTCTTCCTAACCAACAATGAGTGTGTGGCTGATTCTCGGACTCCTCATCCTAGTGGGAGCCCTTCTCTACTATGTCTTCTCTCCAGCTCCGTCGACGGACAGTGTTCTGCTGATTCCTGACGTGCAGTCTGGCCTGCACGCGACGACACGGTCGGCGACATCGTTGCTTCCCTCGTTCAATCAGCCTCAGGGTCGGGTCTATTCCTACACGGGCTGGCTCATCTTCAAGGACTTTACGCAGGGGTACGGAAGCAAGCGGAAGCTCTTCTCGCGCGGCGATGCACCGGCCTTGTACCTCGATAGCACGTCCAATTCCCTCAGCGTGTCGGTCAAGACCTATACGACGACCGAGACGATTCTCATCCCGAATATCCCCGCGATGAAGTGGATTCACTTCGCCCTCGTGGTCGACCAGACCTCCGTGGACATCTACATCAATGGCACGCTCCGCCAGCACCATACGCTTGCACAGCTCCCTGACCTGACGGAGGATTCGCTCACGACAGGTCCGGGCTGGAACGGCTACATTGGACGGCTGGCCTACTACCGTCGCGCGCTCTCGTACGCTGAGGTCAGTGCGAAGGCGGCCGCAGAGCCTCCGAAACTGCCCGAGGAGCAGGTGGGCAAGCACGGCTACTTTGATATCACCTGGTATATCGGACGTTTAACTTCTACCGCCTAAACAAATGAGCTCTGGCGGTGCACGCGGTATTGATGTCTCGGGCATCACAGGTCTTCGCCTTCAGAACGCGTCCGATGTGACGGCGCGCATTCGTCTTCAGGACATCTACCAGAACTTTGCCTCCACTGTGGGAGCGAATGCCTGGCGCAACCGGACGCCCAACGGGATTGGATATTTCGCAGACTTCATCCAGGGACGCAAGGAGGTCGGGCGTCGTGACATCTATGGGGCGGACTGCTCGACCTGCGAGGGTCTCCCGTATCAGTCCAATCTCGTGATGAAGTTTAGGCCCGCCTAGTCTTGCGAAGGGCCTTGCGAAGTCGCTGCTTCTGGGTCTTGGACAACCCCGGCGTATACGTAAAGAAATACTGAAGGAACTCGGGCGACGTCTTGTTCTTCGACAGTTTCTCGTAGAGGACGGCCTTCTCCTTGCGCATATCCACCAGCGAATGCTGGGTTCCGAGACAGTCAATCGGTGTCAGAATCTCAAAGCGACGCTTCGGTTTGTGGTCTGCAAGGTCCACGAGGCGCTGCGCAACGCAGAGGATGCTCTCGATGTTCGACTGCTTCGCCGCCGAATAGACATACGCAAAGAAAAATTGAAGAATGGTTGGAATGGACGCCACACGGATGTCCCCCGCGTTGTGATACGAATGACACGCGGTGGTCTCATAGAAGCGCAGAAAGGCCGTGGAGCCCTCGGGTTCTTCGGGCAGATGAACGAAATAGAGTGGCGGAAGAATCTCCGAGCCCTCGTTCACAAAGACCTTGTAGCCCTCTGTCAGGCGCAGAATCGTGTCCTTGTTCGCAAGGAGCGTCATGGGCAACGTCCACTCCATCTTGAGATGCGTCTCGGCCGCATTGACGCCGAGCAGAACGACCTCTTCCTCCTTGAGCATCTTCATCAGCTTGGCCTTGAGGGGCTTGGGAACGAGGTCGTGCTTCTCCGCGGCTTCTTTCTTGCAGACGATGGGATAGTGCTTGTTCAGCAGCTGAAGGCGGGTATAGACTTTGGTCCACCGAGAGACATCTCCCTGGGGACGAGAGAGCTCCAGGTACATCGACATCCGGAGGAAGTCTGGTGTCACGTAATGAATCCCATCCTTGACGAGCTTCGCATCCCAGAGCCGCTGGAAAATCTCCTCGTCCAACTCCGTGATATCCGCGACGCCCTCGAAGTCTGCGAAGACCTTGAAGGTTCCCAGGTGGACGCCCGGCTTCACTTCAATGTTCTTGATGCCGGTCTCGTGGAGCCGATTGGCGAGCATCATCGCGTGCTCTTGGGGCGTCTTGCTGAAGAAGTCATAGTCCGGAATGTCCGTCTCGGGGTCGTAGAATCGGTCCGCTTTGGGAAGCAGGTTGTTGATAGCCGTGCCACCGTAACACATCACGGGGTGAAGCTTGAGGAATTCTTCCACAGCTTTCAAGGCAAGACGGACGGCCGGGTCCGCCGCCGCCCGCTTGTCGTTCTCGGTCTGGATGACGTCGATGAGCGACTCTAGCTCTTCCATTGTATAGTCTGCAGAAAACGAAAACGAGGCAGCTTTTCCTCTTGGGAGGCAGCAAGGATGCCTCGTCGGTACAATCTTCGAAAGCGCGACCCGTCTGTGAAGTGGATTGAAGATGACACTCTGAAACCCGCCGACGAGGAGGACTCCGAAGAGGACGAGGACTACACTCCGGACGAAGAGGAGGTCCCCGAGGACGAGGACGACGAGGAGGAGGATGAGGAGATGGAGGAGGACGAGGAGGAGGAGTCCGAAGAGGAGCCGACCCAGTCCATCCGCGTCCCCATCCTCAAGAACTCTCGGATTCGCATTGAAATTGATAACCGTCCGCGCGACCTGTATGAGGACGACGAGGACGACTTTGAGGACGACGACGAGGAGGAGGAGGATGACGAGGAGCCTCCCAAGGGCGGGTTCCTGGGCTACCTCATGAACAAGTACGTCCCGTCCCACCGGATGAAGAAGAAGGGAAAGAAGGACGACGAGGGTGCAGAGTCGCCCGCCCTGGACCTGAATGATGACGAGCAGGAGTACTACGAGGACCTCCCGAAGTCGAAGCAGAAGAAGCTCAACAAGCAGATGAAGCAGCTCTCGGCGCTGGTGAAGGATGGGGATGTGCCGTACAAGTTCCGCATCCTGGAGCTGCCCATCCTGGACTCGCTCAAGGCAACCGTCATCAAGAAGCTCGACCTTCTGGACCGGATGGAAGGCGAAGGCGGTGAGAATCACAAGCTTCGGTCGTGGGTGGATGGGTTCCTGCGCCTGCCCTTTGGCCAGACCGTGCCGCTCCCGGTCAAGCTGGATGATGGCCCGAAGCCCTGCTCAGACTTCCTCGCGCAAACCCGCAAGACCCTCGATGGGGCCGTCTACGGGATGAACGGAGCGAAGACCCAGATTATGCAAATCCTCGCCCAGTGGATTAGCAATCCCCAGTCGGTCGGCAACGTCATCGCGCTGCGGGGTCCGATGGGCGTGGGCAAGACCTCGTTCGCTCGCAATGGAGTTGCGAAGGTCCTCGGGCGGCCGTTTGAGTTCTTCAGTCTCGGGGGAGCCTCCGACAGCGCGAACTTCGTCGGCCATTCCTTCACCTACGAGGGGTCCACCTGGGGACGCATCGCCGACAGCCTCATGACGGCCCGCTGCATGAACCCGGTCATGTATTTTGACGAGCTGGACAAGGTCTCAGAGACGGCGCACGGGCAGGAAATCGTGAGCATGCTCATCCACATGACCGACCGGTCCCAGAACACCCAGTTCCACGACCGGTACTTCGCAGGCGTTGAGTTTGACCTCTCCCAGTGCTTGTTCGTCTTCTCCTACAACGACGAGAGCAAGATTCACCCGGTTCTCAAGGACCGCATGCAGGTCATCCAGTGCAATGGCTACACCGCGGACGAGAAGAAGATTATCCTCACGCAGTACGTCGTGCCGCAGATTCTGGAGCGCACGAAGCTGACGGATGTGACCTTCTCCGAGGAGGCCATCAAGTTCCTCATCAGCGAGGCCTCGAAGGACGAGGAGGGCGTTCGTACCCTCATGCGGGCTGTGGAGACGCTCGTGACCCGCATCAATCTCCTCCGGATTGCGGACGAGGAGACGGCGAAGAGCTACAAGTTCTACACCAAGATTGCGCTGCCGCTCACCATCACCAGTGAGCTCGCGAAGCACATTCTGGAGGACCTGTCAAGTGTTCCGAACGAATCATGGCGTCACCTTTACGTTTAGCCACTGAAGGGCGTGAATCGGAAGCGTGACAGTTCGGGGGTTGTCATCCCAGGACGACACCACACACTCCAGCCCAAGCCCACTCAATGAGACTCCAATGCAATACTCGATGCCATGGGCCGCAAAGACGAACGGAAGGCTTATCCGCCGGACCTGATAGGTCTCTGCAGACAGCGTCACGACACAATGATAATATTTACGAGGCTGGGAGTACTCGACATAGTGCACGAGAAACAGGAGGTCATTCCCAATGCGAACCGGAGTCGCAGACCCCCGGAGGTGCTTGAAGAACCACGGTGTCTCTCGCGTCGTGTCCACGACAAACCGAGACCCCTCGAGGTGTCCAACCTCAAGCGGAGACCAGCGATAGACGATGGAGTCCGTTCCGGGGATGGGAATCCAGTTCTTTTCGCATTCCGCATTCGTCGGAGACTCCAGGACCTTGCAGTCACGATACCCACGCGACTCCACGTCATAGAGACCTGTAATCTGCCGAATTTTCTCCGAGTACTCAGAGGACGTGGCCAGGAACCGAAGGTCGCCCCGTGCATCCGTATAGACGCGGACATCTTCCAATCCCCGAATGTGGGTTGGGCGACGAGGGAGCGTCACCGAGGCGTCGTTCATGAGAAAGGCGGCCTCTCCGTCCCACAGGACATTCTGCGTGCGAACGTGGTGGGACGTCGAATAGGTCCCCTCCTTCATTGTGTACGACCCATTCCGTTGGTCAATGCTATAGTTGACGAACCGAACGTTCTGCAGCTTGCGTCCCTTGTAGACCGTCGTTGAAATGGACGTCGGATGGTAGTCTGACCCCGCAACTTCGCGGTCAATCGGATGATTCTTCAGCGGAAGTCCGAGAGGCTTGACATAGAAGCCCATGTTCTGGTAGACGGTGTCCAGATAGTCCTTGCGCGTGAGGAGATAGTCCAGGGAGGAGACCAGTCCCTCCTCATGCTTTCCAACGTAGTAGTCGAGGATTGTCTTTTCGTAGGCAAAGAGACCGGCGTAGACATCTGTCTCGACGAACAGCGAGTCTCCGGGCTTCTGGAGGGCATGTCCGAGGAGATAATACTGATAGGCCTTGAATTGCTGGCCCTTCTCGCGGAAGTACTTTGTGAGCTTGTAGAGCGGCTCTGCACGTGTCGGGCGGAAGGCGTAGGCGCGAAGCATCCCGGCTTCAAAGGCAATCGGGTCGTTCAGCGCAAGATGGCACTGGGCAATCATGTAGAGGGAATACCAGCGCTCTTCATCCCAGGCTCCAGCGTCATAGCGCTTTGTATACATCGCAATCGAGTCGGCATACCGTCCCAGACTGTGATAGGTCTGGGCGAGGTAGAACATATAGCGGACGTTCGTGGGCTCATCCTTCAGACCTTGCTCGAGAAGCCGGGCATCCCGCTCAAACTTGTCGGACTTGCAGCCTCCATCATTTCGGTCGTCAATCCAGCAGATGGTCTTGGGCAGAGGCGTTGTCGGGGCGTCCCAGTACTCATGCGTCACACCGCGACAGACCCAGTCGTGGTCAAAGCGGACCAGGCGGCAATTTGGATACTCCAGACGTCCCGCTGTCTGGAGAATCGTATAGCCCGGCTCCGTGAGGGGCGTGGTCTTGAGGGTTCCGGGTTGAAACACCATGTCCCCATCGAGAAGAAGTCCATAGGTGTCCTTGAGGTCCCATCCCCTCGAGGCCACAAAGTCCTTCGCAGCCCGGAAGCTGTTCGTCCGGTTGGTGCCGAAGTCCGTCCAGACACTCTCCGTCAGACAGCCGACGCGGGTGGTCAGAATCTCTGTTGCAATCGCCTTGGTGGTGTCGGTGGAGCCCGTGTCGTGAATGCACACCGCATCCACGAGACTCGCAGCGGAGTCGATACAGCGGCGGAGAATGCGTTCCTCATTGCGTACCATGAGAATGAGAACGAAGCGAGGCATGCGTCTGTTTAAAGGAACT